CGGCAGGCTCCGGCACTGGTCGCGCGGTCCAGCAGGCACCCGGCAAGTTCACGATGCGTACCATCCCGTCGACGCTCACCGACATGGTCGGCATCCAGGCCAACATCATCTCCGACGGCATCGCGAGGTCCGGTCGGTCGCTACACGACTACGTGACCGCAGAGTCCAGCACCGGCAACATGGCCTCCGGTCTCGACAACGGAGTCTTGACGTCCAACGGCGGATCAGGGCACCTGAACGTGCCGATCAACACCCGCAACGGCACCAGCATTATCAAGGTCCAGCACTCGACCGATAACTCGGCATGGGCTGACCTCGTGACCTTCGCGACGGTCAACGCCTCGACGATCACGAGTGAACGGATCGTCGTTGCGCCGCTGACGACGGTCAACCGGTACCTGCGGGGTCAGTGGACCATCGCTGGCACCACCGGCGCGATCACCTTCGCGCTGTCGTTCGCGAGGCACTAGGAGGGAGCTGACATGCCAGAGGTCATTGCACCCGACGGTCTGATCGTCGGCTCGGAGGGAGCGCTGCTACTCAAGGTTCGCACCGGCACCATCGCCGTCGACCCGGCCAGCATCGCCGCCACGACGCGCGGCGCGATCACCTTCACCCTCACCGGGGCGAAGGTCGGAGACGTCATCGTGGCGCAGCCTCCCGCTGCACTGAACGACGACCTCGTGTTCTGCGGGGCCGACGTGACGGCTGACAACACGGTGACGCTCTACATCTACAACCCGACCGCAGGTCCCATCGACGACACCAGTCAGACGTGGCGCTACCTGTGGATCGACCTGACCCGATAGATCAGAGAGGAGTTGAACGATGCCAACCTTCCGCCACGGCAAGGTCACCGCACTGAAGATCACCGACATCGGTGGCGTCCTGCGCGACATCAGCAACACGCTTCGTGAGGTCAACTTTCCGCGCGAGGCAGACACCGCCGAGACCTCGGCGTTCGGCACGACCGACAAGACCTACGTGGTCGGCCTGGTCGGATCATCGCTGACCTGCTCGGGCATGTTCGATGCGACGGTCGACGGCTACCTCAACGGCATCCGAGGCCAGGACATCGCCGGTGCTTACACCGGTGCGTTCCAGTACGGCCCGGAAGGCACGACCACCGGTCGCGTCCGGTACAACGGGGTCGCGCTCTGCACCAGCTACAGCCTGACCAACGGCATCGGCGACATGGTCGGGATCAGTGTCAACTTCCAGATCACCGGAGCCGTGACCCGCGACACCTGGCCGTAAGCCAACGAGCAGCACCGAAGGGGGCGAGCTACATGGACGAGAACAGCACGACGACAGGCATGGGAGAGATCGTGGAGCCAGACGTGTCGACCAACGGCGCAACGCCGCGCACGTGGGAAGACGTCAAGGCGCTCGACGACATCGGGACCGAGACCGTCAAGGTCAAGGCGTGGAAGAACCTCGAGCTAGAAGTCCGGTCGATGACCGGTACCGAGCGGGCGTCGATCCTGCAACGGGCGGTCGATCAGGAGGACGGCACGTTGGACTTCGGCAAGCTCTACCCGGAGATCATCGTGGCGACCTGCTACAAGCCCGAGACCGGCGAGAAGTTCTTCCCGGCCGACGCGAAGGCGTGGCTCAACGACAAGTCTTCTGCGGCGTTGGAGCAGCTGGCCTCGGTCGGCCTTCGACTCAGCGGCATCGACAAGGAGGCGAAGGAGAAGGCTTCGGCCACGTTTCCTGGATGAAGGGTCGAAGCGAGCGTTCTACTTCTCGCTCGCCGAGCGGCTCCATATGCCGGTAGCCGAGATGCTGGACCGAATCTCGTCGGCCGAGCTGACCGAGTGGGCCGCGTTCTTCGAGACAGCAGAGTTCAAGCGACAGATGGAGGAGGCGGCGTACTAAGTGGCAACGGTCGCAGAGCTGGTCGCGGTCCTCCGGGCAGATGCCCGTCAGTTCAGCGCGACGATGGAGAAGTCCACCGCGCAGGTCGAGGCGATGAAGGCCACGTCCAGCAGTTTCTCCAAGGTGGCCTCGGCCGGGTTCATGGTGGTCGGCGCAGCAGCGGCGGTCGGGATCGCCAAGGCCGTCGACGCAACGGTGGCGTGGAGCCGCGAGGTCCTGACCCTGCAGCGAGTCACCGGGCAGTCGGCCGAGTCGGCGTCGGCGCTGCTGGCACTCGGAGCCGAGTTCGGGATGACCACGCAGCAGATGACGACCGGCTTGGGCATCTTCGAGAAGAACGTGATCAACGGGGCCAAGGGCGTCGAGAAGTACGGCCTCGAGGTTCGTAACGCTCAGGGCCAGCTGCTCCCGTTCGACACGATCCTCGGCAACGTCAGCGACAAGTTCCTGACGATGAAGAAGGGTCCCGAGCAGGCCGCCTTCGCGATGAACGTCTTCGGCCGGTCGGGCAAGTCGCTGATCCCGATCCTGCGTCAGGGCGCCGACGGCCTCGAGCTGCTGAAGGAAGAAGCCAAGAAGACCGGTCTCGTGATCGGACAGGACACCGTGGACGCGGCGGTCGCCCTCGGACGAGAACAGCGAACCCTTGGCGAGTCGTTCAAGGGCTTGGCGGTGCAGATCGGCACGATCTTCCTTCCGGTCGTCAACACCATCATCACGTTCTTCGTCAAGGTGGTGCAAGGCCTAGTGGCGGTCCCGAAGCCGGTCTACGCCGTCGTGCTCTCGTTCCTGGTCCTGACAGGCGTGCTGGCAGCGTTCATGGCGGTCGGCAGCGCCGTGTCCGGTGTCTGGACCAAGATGATCGCCTCGATGCTGCCAGCAGAGGCAGAGACCACCACGTTGGCAGCCGCGTTCACCGCGCTCGGTGTCGCCATCGACGTCTCGATGTGGGAAGTCGTGCTGATCGTCGCCGCCATCGCGGCCTTGACCTACGTCGTCGTCAAGAACTGGGACACGATCAAGAAGTGGGGCATCGCCATCGCGGCAGCCGTCGGGCCTGCCGTGGTCGCTCTCTGGAACGGCCTCAAGTCTGCCGCCATCGGCCTGTGGAACGCACTCAAGCCGCTGGTCGGCTTCGTCGCTGGCGCGTTCATGCAGGCTTGGCGAGCGCTCGGCAATGCCCTGGCCTCGATAGGGCAGTCGTTCAAGGCAGTGTGGGATGCCCTCGCGCCGCTGGTGCAGGCGTTCCAGGCGCTGTGGCCGATCCTCAAGCCGGTCGTCGAGCTGTTCGCGGCGTTCCTACTCGCTCCGCTGATCGGTGCGCTGCTGGCCTTGGCCTACATCCTCAAGGGCCTGGCGATCTTCTTCCAGCAGGTCGCCGACGCTGCCTCGCTGTTCGCGCAGTTCATCGGCCCGGTCCTGACGGCTGCGGTCAACCTCAGCATCCGAGGGATCAACGCGTTCATCGGCATCCTGAACAAGGTGATCGACGCGAGCAACCGGTTCCTCCACACCAACATCGACCATCTCTCGACCATCGACGAGGTCACGTCAGCGACCGACGATGCGACAGCAGCGACCGATGGCTACAGCGGTGCAGCGGCCAAGGCCGCCGACGTCATCGCTCGGCAGCAGGCGGCGATGGAAGCGCTCGGCAGTCCGATAGCCGAGAACACCAAGGCACTCGGGATCCTCCAGCGCGGCTACGACGCCATGGGCGGTGCGCTCGATCAGTTCGCTGCTGCATCCGGACAAAGCATGGACAGCGTCAAGCAGAGTCTCGAGACAATGCTGGCCGACCCGACCAAGGCCACCGGCGACCAGGTGATCGCCGTGCTGGCCAACATGCGAGGTGCGTACCAGGCCTGGCATGACTCCATTGTGCAGGTCCTCGGCGGCGCCGGATCGGCGTTGGACGAGTTCGCGAACAAGCACAAGGTCGACATCGGCAAGGCCATCGGCAACTTGCAGGCCTACACGTCGAGTATCAAGACCTTCGGCAACGACATCGACACCGTGCATAAGCGGTTCGGCAAGAGCGCCAACGACTTCATCCAGTGGGCGACCTCGCAAGGTCTGGCGCAGTCCGGCCTCGTCGCGTCGGTGGCCAGCAGCAGCAAGCAGGCCGGTGACGAGTTCATCCGGCAGTGGAAGCGAAGCCAGGATGCGACCGACACGCTGGCGTCTCAGATTCAGACCGTACTCGGGCCGGTGTTCGACAGGATCATCCTGTGGCTGAAGAACGTCGTGCGTGCGATCGAAGGACTGCCGCCGATCCACCTGGATAACAAGCAAGCCCTCGCG